TCGCTCGGCGGCTTCATCTTGTCGTCGATCACCTTCGACTCGGGCTTGCACATCTTCTCTTCGGAGTCGTCGATCTTCGCGGCTTCGCTCTCGGCCCATGTACGGCCTGCGTCGCCGCCCCACAAGGCCCACGCGATGCGACCAGCTGACGGGTAGCCTTCTTCGCCCTGAGACCATCCTTGGCCTTGCTTATCGACCTCGTGACGCGCGAAGTAGCTGACCATGCGCATGATCGTGTCATCGCTCAGGTTCGCTCCGTTGGCGATGTCCCTTGCTCTAGCCACGCCGATAGCAGTGCCGCCGCGTCCGTACTCTTCTCGCCATGCGAGTCCGCGCTCGGCCTCTTCCCTTGCGCCTTGTGGCGGGGTTCGAGTGTCCGCCTTGCTACTTGTGTCAGGAGAGTCAGTGCCAGTATCTGCGCCAGCGTTCTCGTGAACTCCGGCTCCACCAGTATCAGACTTCGCGCGCTCGGCTCTGACTCGCTCGAAGGCGTCGAGGTATCGCTTTGCTTTCTCGCTGATCTCTTCATCGATGATCTCATCTTCTTCAGGCTCTTTGGCTTCAGGCTCTTCGGCTTCGATCACGGGTAGCGGCGCAATCGGCGCGCCGACCACGGCAGGCTTGCCCAGCGTGTTCACGTCGTCGTCGATCGGATCGAGTCCCAACGCTTGCCGATACTCGTTTGTGTAGATCGCACCGTTCACGTAGCCCGCTGCCATGCGATTCGTCTGCAACTCCACATCGTCCTGCGATGGATTGTCGTAGGCGAACCACATCGTGCCGCGCTCGATGCCGAACATCGGCAGCAGCCATTCCGTGAGATCCTGCGCCACTCGATTCTGCCGCTCGAAGATGTTGCGTTGCCAGATCGGATCGGCAGCCGATGCGCTCGCAAGGTTCGCATCGTTGAGCTTCCAGATCGCCTCAGGCACGCCCGCCGCGCGATAGATTGCGCGCTCGGCTTGCTCCAGTCCTTCGAGATAGTTCATCTCGTGCGGCTTGCTTCCCGCTTCGACGACTTCGAGATCACGCACGATGAGCGCACGGCCAGCCGCGAGAGGACCGCCGCGACCACGAAGCGAAGACTCAAGTTGCTTGAGCTGTTGATCGTTGTAGCTGGCGGGCGCCTTGACGATCATGCCATATTGCCCGCTGTTCTTCCAGCGTTGCACTTCGCTCGCGACCGCTGCGTTCTCCATGTCGGCATATTGCTCGATGGACGCTGTCCAAGAAACGCCGTCCCACGGATTGAACGGATCCGGCATGTAGCGCGAGATTACGACTTCACTGGCAGGCACGCGCATCGGGTTGAGTGTGTCGCGGCCATACAGGAACGCTTCGATGCCGACGCCCTTCGAGACGATCGGCTTTGTGTATTGCGGATGAAGCAGGAACAGGCCGACAGGCTTAGGCCCGCCGACCCAGATATATGCCTTGCCAGTCACCTCGCGATACCAGTAGACGAGCGTCATGAAGTCGCAATAGGTAGTGCTCGGATCAGGATCTTGCAATAGATCAAGTACGGGATGTTCCGTCACTTGCTCGATGTCCTCAGCCTTGTTCGCGTTCATCGCCTTCGAGCTTCGCATGCCGGACTTTCGGCGATACAACTTCATCTCGCCCTTCGCCGCTTCACGCGCTACGAGCGTCGCCGCGTTGTAGACGCTGCCAGCCAAGGCGCGGCCTACCCGCGTGAAGTCCTTCGGGTTCTGACTCGACTGCGTGTTATTGACCTCGTCGCCCGTGCGAATCGTCGAGGCCGTGTAGTCGCGATCCACGTCCGTGGGTTCGCGGCGCAATGCCTTCAAGAGGTTGTCGATCAGTCCCATGTGTCCACTACTCCGATGTACGGTTGTGAGATGCCGATGCCTTCGGCAGCGCACACAGCGTACCGCATCGCATCCATTCCATGATTGTCCCGGTCCAGTGGCCGCTCTTTCGCCTGACCGTCGCGGCGTGATTCCCAGATGTACGCGTCGAACTCTTCGCGCGTCGATGTCGGACGCTTCGAGTTTGCAAGCCTGCGATCGGGTTCGGCGAGCGATTGTGCAAGCACGTACAGCTTCGGCTTTCCGTTGGCCTGCACGCGCAGTCGCGAGCGCACAAGATCGCACCCGCGATCGATGTCCTTCTCAGCCGGACTTGTGTAGACCCCGTAACGGTGCAACGTCTCGCGATCTTCGCGGGCGTGATCGCTGACCGTCGCGACGTAGTCTTCGCCGCGTGATAGTTCAGTGATCTGCTTGGCGTGATCTTCGACGATGCGACCGCTCATGTAGATCTCGCGATAGAGGTAGAGCGCTTCGCCGCTGTCCGCCCACCACTGACACACGAACGGATCGACATAGCCGAAGTCGATCGATCTGAACTTGCGCCACGATTGCCAGCCGCTCGGCATCTTGTCGATCACGTGCATCGCCGAGTCGAAGTCGTTGTAGACAAGGCCCTCGGTGCTACACCACTTGCCCTCGAAGAGTCGCAGCCGACGATGTCCCGTCAACGCTTCGAGGCTCGATAGGAACTGCTTGCCGTCCGGCGTCCAGTCGCCGCCAAGATAGAAGCGCGGATTGTCCGTGAGTCGCGTGACGATGCGCCTGAACCATCCAGAGTTGGCGCGCATGTTCAGCCAGTGCCGCTCGCTGCCGGGATTCGTATCACATACGAGCTGTTGATACGGCATCTTCCCCGATCGCAATGCACGCAGCAGCTGTTGCACTTCATCCTCGGTAGTCTCGATCGACTCGAAGACATGGACGGTGTCGTACTCCGCCGAGTATGTGCGCTCGGGCTTATCGAGTCCACCGACCACAACTATCGAACCGTTTGGGTACACGTAGGATTCCCGGTTCGATCGACGCACCGTTCCGAACAGATGCATCGTATCGGCGTGAACGTCGCGTTCCCATGTCACGAGCACTGACTCCGACATCGACGCCCGAGTCTTACGGCAGATCAGATGCCGCGACTTCGGATACTTCCAACAGAGCGCGTTGATGCGCTCTAGCTCGTTGCGAGTCTTACCCGTACCCGCCGGGCCTTCGACCAAGATGCGCGGATCTCGCGCACCCCACAGTTCGCAATGCGCGCCCGCTGGCTCGAACTCTTTCAGCGTCTCAGTCATCTTCGATAAGCCTATCGGCCTCTTCCTCGGTGTCGCAGTTCCCGATGTGAATCATCCGATTCTGATCGCCGTAGCGCACGTAGATCACCCACTGCGTGCCGATGAAGTAGACCACGTGCGAGCAGTTCGCCGTGAGTCCGATCTTCGCGCCATCCATCGGGCCGCCCATCATCTCGTATCGCTCTTCATCGGGTCGATGTTTGCGCGCCTCTTCAGGCTCGAAGCCGCGAGCGTAGAACCTACCGTCATGCTCGATGATCGCGCCGTCCTCGATCAACTCGCGTAGCACTTCTCGGAACTCTTCGGGATTCTTCATCGCGGCCTCCCGCGTCGATTGTAATCGACGACGAAAGTAGGGAGCTTGGCGATCAATGTCGGGAGCTTGGCGATCAATGTCGGGAGCTTACAGCGCGTCGCCGTCTACGCCTTTGATGAACTTGATCGGCGTTTCGACGCGATCGGTCAGAGCGCCGGCATCGAGGCGCGCGTTCTTATCTTCGAGATGTTCGTCGGCTTGATTCTGCGCTTCGATGATCGCGGCAGTCTTCACCGCACTAAGCACCAGGCCCGCCGCGTCCAGCTGATCCTTCGCATCGATCGCGCCTTTCATGATCGCGCGCGCCGTATCGTGCGCCTCTTCGAGTCCTTCGACGAACTTATCTTTCTTCGCATCGTCCAAGCCGCGCCACCGCTTAGGCCATCGCTTCACGGCTTGCCTCACCAGTGCTTGATCCTTTGGATCAGCCGGGTCGATCGCGTTGAAGCGATCCCCTCCCGACGCACTTGGGAGATGCGCGCCGTCTTCCGTGTGGCGCGTGTCGTTATTCATGGCTTCACCCCTATCGCCGCGAGCATCGCGCCGATGATCGCAGTGATCGCGGCGCCGATCGCGGTCTGACTCCAGAACGTCGAGCGCTCCTGCCGCTGTTCGAGACGATCGACGCGCAGCACTAAGCCGCGCTCGGGTTCGCTCTCGCCTGTGATGATACGACGCAGCCTCACTACTTCCGAGTGCGTCTGTTGATGCGCTTGTTGTATCAAGTCCTGATTATGCTTGATATCACGCACGCTGTCGCGCACCTCGATGAGCATCTCTGTGAGGCTTTGTTCGTTCATGATTGCTGTACCTTGTTGACGAGCTTGAGCGCATCCGTTCCCATCCAGTCGCTGAGTAACTTGGCCTCGGCCTTCATCGCGTCCGCTACTTCGGGTCGCTTGGTCTTCAGCACGTCGATCGCGTCGATGATTCGACCAGCGGCCTCGTGTGCGGATTGCGCATCTTTGCGCTTCGAGACTCCGAAGAGAACGCCACCGAGTCCAAGCAAGCCTGACGCGATGCCACCGTAGGGGCCAAGTCCGCCGGCGAGCGTTTGACCGACGCTGAGGAAGGTTTCGTACTTGGCTTGCTTCGCTTCAATGTCGGCGAGTGTGGCTTTGGCGGACTCGATGTTCGCTTCACGCTGCGCGTCGAGCGCGGCCATCTTCGCCGATGTCTCAGTCAGGATCTGCGCACTGATCCTATCGGCCTCGATCTGCGACTGTTCGTACTCGCCT